GTCCGGCGAACTGTTCTCCAACGCCTCCAGCGCCTGCTGCACCGTGGCGCGGGGTAGGGTAATCAGGTCAGTCATACCTTGTTCCTTTCTTGCCATTCAGGGTCTGCGCGCATCTGTGCGTATGCCTGCGCCATGCCCGCGCCGAACTTGCGGCCTGCTGCGTTGACCTTGTTGATCAATTCTTGCAGCGCTTGCCGAGCGCGAATGTCGTCAAGCATCACCCGCAGCACGCGGTGCTTTCGTTTGGATTGGCGTTTCATTTCATCTCCTTTCCTATGGCAGCCGCAGCCCTGACGATGGCTCGGCGGGTGGCGGCGTTAGCGTCCTCTTTGTTGTACTCAATGAACACATCCTTTTGCGTAAACTCTTGCCCGCAAATAGCCACCTCGTCATATGAACAATTTACGGTTAGCCGCAACTTTGCCATCAACCGCAGCGCATCGCCGTCGTCGGTGAGGGGGTTCCACCTTCCGCCCAGTTCCTTGACAAGCAAACCGTCAAGGTTCCACAGCGCCGTATATCCCGCCGCCCTCGCGGCCAGCTCCAACAGTTCGCGGTCAGTCATACCAACACCCCCACCGCAAGCGCAATCGCACCGACAAGGACAACGACGCACAGCCCCAGCACCACCAGGGTGCCCAAGGATTCAGGGGCGTCGTCAATGCCCACCTCGGTTGCGGCTTCCGCCGCCTCGGGGTAGCGGCCTTGCTGGTCAAGGCCTTTGGGTAGTTTCTTCATGCCGCACCCCCACCAAACACCAGCACCACAGCGCCAGCGCACGCCACCAATCCGATGGCGAAGATCAGAGCGTCGATGACCTCCAACTTCCAGAACTCTAGCCCGTAAAAATTGGACTCGTCCTGACCGACCTCAGTTGCCGCCTCAGCGGCTTCGGGGTAGCGCCCTTGTTGGTCACAGCCTCGGGGCACACGCCGAACGGTCGGCTCGGTGCCGTCGTTGAAGAGGTAGGTTTCTTCTTTCATGCTTCCTCCGATTTGTTGAGTTGCACTGACACTTGCTCCAGATTGCGTAGTACATAGGCTGCAGACCACGCTGCCCACGCCGCATACAACCCTGGGTTCGGCATGTGTTCGCGAAACTCCCGCCACAGCAAATCACCCACGGCATCAGCAGTTTGGCGAGTACGCTCTTCGCACATCTGCTTCCACGCAGGGCCGTAGCCCCGTTTGTCAGCGAAAGGCTGATGCGCCTCAAGCCTCTCCCACATTTCATCAAGTGTCATTGTTGTCCTCCGGCTTAAAGATGCGGTCGTACAACGCACGGGTCGGGTTGTGCTCATGCTTCAGCATGTTCAAAGCTCTCCACCCATTGTTGTTTTTCTTGAACAGCATCAATGGATGGACTGCACGCCCAGAATTAACGTAGTGAAGGAACGACTCACACGCCAGCTTTTGGGTTGCGCAGTCACGCTGTTTAGGGCAGGCGTACCCTGTGCAAGGAGGAGCGGAAGCACTTGCCAGGGCTTCAAAAAGTTCACGGCTCATTGCTGCCCCTTCTGTTGAAGCATCAACTGTTCTTTAGTTCTTGGTTGCCCAACCAACCACTTGTCCCCCAGGCGCTCAACCGCCCGGAGCCACTTGCGGGCGTTAGAACGGTTCACTTCCCGTGGAACATGAGGCACGTTCCACAACCTCAGTGCGTGCTTGGCTAGTTGCATCTTGGTCACGTTGTTCTCCTGATAAAAATTTGGCACACTCCGGTAGAGCGCAGAAGAACCCGCAGTGAATGCCAGCATGGATGTGCCTCTCCAGCACAGCGATGCGCTCTCTCAACACTTCAACTTCAGTCATCTTGCACCTCCAGAACCCCGATGGTACACTGAACCTGCCTGATGACAACTAGGGGTTTCTACCAGTTGCATTGAGGCAACAGGAGGTCAGAATGAACGAGCAGATGAGGCATCTGGTGGCAGCGTTGTACCAGCACAGTGCAGTGGTGCCAGCGGTGCAAGTGCCGTCAGAAGTGTTCCGCCGTCTGGTGGAAGCAGCAATGAAGCGGCCTGCCGAGGTGGAGGACGCAGTGATCATCAACAAGGAAACCCAGTGAAAAAACTTAACATCAACAGCATCATCATTGACAAGGGCACCCAGAGCAGGGCCGCGATCAGCGAGGACACCGTTACCGACTACGCCGAAGCTATGTCAGCGGGCGACGAGTTCCCGCCTGTCATCACGTTCTTCGACGGGGTTGAATATTACTTGGCCGATGGCTTCCACAGGTTGCATGCCGTCAAGCGCTTGGGAAAGACCTCCATCCAAGCCGATGTGCGTACCGGAACTTTGAGGGATGCCATCCTGTACAGCCTGGGCGCGAACCGGGACCACGGCCTGCGTCGGAGCAATGCCGACAAACGCAAGTGCGTTCAAACTTTGCTGGATGACTTTGAGTGGGGCGACCTCAGTGTGAACGAGATGGCCCGCATCTGTGGCGTTTCACCCCAGCTTGTAACTGCTGTCAAGTTGGAGATGGACGGTGGCGAGAAGGTCAGCACCGTTAAAACTAACGCTCCGAAGAAGCCCGCCAAGTTGAACAACGTGGTTGAAGCCCCGTTGGAACCGACAAATTTAGCGCCCGAGCGGGACGAAGCGGTGCAAGAACTGGTGGCCGAGAACCAGCGCCTGAGCGACCGGCTTGCGGTGGAAGCAATGGAAGCAAGCGAGGAGGAGAAGCAAGCGGCAGGCGAAACCATCTCAGAACTGCGGGAGCAGATCCGCATCTTGGAGATTGAGAACCAGAGCCTGAAGATCAGCCGGGACACCTTCCAGCGGGAGAACTCTGAACTTAAGCGAACCGTGGCATCTTTGCAGCGCAAGCTCAAGAAAGAAGAGTAACCACGCCCACGCCAGCGGGCTAGTGCTGGCAGAGGATACACATGCTAGGAATCTACAAGATTGAAGCTCCATCCGGCAACTTCTACATTGGAAGTGCAACAAATGTGAAGAAGCGCCTGTACATGCACAAGCGCCAACTTCGGAATGGAACGCACGTTAACAGTGCCCTAAGAAATGCTGCTGCCAAGTACGGGGTAGATGGGCTGACATTCACCCTGTATGTTTGTGTGCTTGATCGTAAGCACTTGCGTGCGCTTGAGCAGTTGTTGATGGACGAACTCAAGCCGTCCTACAACATTTCCAAGACAGCAGACTGCGCCCTGTTTGACGGCGGAGTAATCGCCAAGCGTGTAGCGTCTGTAAGCAAGCCTGTGGTTAGGCTTTCTGATGGGGTTGTTTTCCCATCCGGCTACGAAGTAGCAAGGCATTACGGGGTCAAGAGCGCAGATAACTTATCAACGTCCATACGATATGGCTGGAAATTTGCTGGTGAATTTTGGGCTTTTGTTGGAGACAACGTAACTTACGAAGAGATAAAACGCAAATGGGACGAGAGAGACCAAGAGAGAAAGAGCAATGCCAAAAAAGCTGCTACAAAATCTAGAAGCAAACAAGTTCGTAGATTGAGTGACGGAGCACTATTCCCAAGTGCTGCCTCTGCATCGCGCAGCGTTGGTGGTCATGTCAAGATGATTTCAGAAGCAATTTGCAATAACTTGGAACGTGCTGGCAGCAGGTGGGAATATGTCTAAGGCCACAACGCTACAACTAAGAACGGCGCAAGTCCACGCCATTGATTTACTACGAGAAGGCTTTGCACAAGGCCACAGGTGTCAAATACTTGCCGCTCCTGTGGGTTTTGGGAAGACTGAAGTAGCTATTGCCTTGCTTGAGGCGGCAAAAAAAAAGGGCACAAGATCATCAATGATCCTTGACCGCATAGTTCTGTGCGATCAAACGTCCCAGCGACTTGATAAGTACGGTATTGACCACGGCGTACTCCAGTCAGGGCACTGGCGCTACAGGCCCGGTGAGTACATACAGGTGTGCTCCGCGCAAACCTTGGAAGCAAGGGGCTCTGTACCCGATACCAAGCTACTTATCATCGATGAATGCCATTGCTCCCGCAAAGCTACCAACGAACTCATAAAGAATAACCCGCACATTAAAGTTGTTGGGTTATCTGCAACTCCGCTAACTAAAGGGCTTGGACAAGTTTATTCAAATGTGATTAATCCAATCACAACAAAAGAACTTGTAGAGCAAAAGTTGCTTACTTCGCTAAAAGTATTTATCTCAAAAGAGATTGATATGACGGGAGCAAAGAAAGTAGCTGGCGAATGGTCCGAGGCTGAGGCATCTTCACGAGGTATGAAAATTACCGGGGATGTGGTTGCTGAATGGGTAAAGAAGACACACGAAATATATGGCAAGCCCGTCAAAACAATCGTATTCTGTGCTGGCGTTGATCATGGCGCTGATTTAGCTAGTAAGTTTCGTGAGCAAGGATACAACTTCGTAAGCATCTCTTACAAAGATGATGACCAGTTCAAAAAGGACATCATTGAAGACTTCTCAAAGCCGGATACAGAGATACATGGAATATGTGCTGTTGACATACTGACGAAAGGTTTTTCGGTTGACGATGTTCATATCGGAATATCTGCTAGACCATTCTCAAAGTCTTTGTCATCGCATATTCAGCAAATGGGTAGAGTTATGCGGACGCATAGCACAAAACAATTTGCAACGTGGCTTGACTTTTCGGGAAACTATTTAAGGTTCAGAGAAGACTGGGAGAAGATATACGACAGCGGTATTGATGAGCTTGATGATGGCGCTGAAAAGGCCAAGCAGGAGCCCGACGAGAAAGAAAAGAAGGACGCCAAGTGCCCTGCCTGCGGTGCCCTGTGGCCCCGTGGTTCTGATACTTGTACGAACTGCGGGCATGTGCGTGAGCGTAAGAGTGCGGTGGTTTCTGTCCCCGGCGAGATGCAGGAACTAGGTCCCAT